ATGCAGCGAGAAACCCGCGAGCGGACCATAAAATACAGCCCCCTGCCGAGCCAGAAAGCGTTTCACGCTTCGACGGCGCGGTTCAAAGGTTTCTCCGGGCCGATCGGATCGGGAAAGAGCGCCGCGCTCTGCCAGGAAGCGATTCGGATGAGTTATGTGAATCCAGGACGGACGGGGCTGGTGGGCGCGCCCACTTATCCGATGCTGCGGGATTCGACGCTGGCGGCACTGGTCGAGACGCTGCGGGATAACGACATTCCCTATGAATTGAACAAAGCGGAGAATGTGCTCACCATGAAGGACTCCGGATCGCGGATTCTCTTGCGCTCGGTGGACGACTTCGAACGGCTGCGCGGCACTAATCTGGCTTGGTTCGGGCTCGATGAACTGACTTACTCGCACGAAGAGGCGTGGCTTCGTTTGGTAGGACGACTGCGCGATCCGCGGGCGACGAAGCATTGCGGTTTCGCGGTGTGGACGCCCAAGGGTTTCGACTGGGTGTACCGCAAGTTTATCCAGGGCCCGGTGGAAGGTTACGAGACCGTGCAGGCTAAACCGTTTGAGAATCGGTATCTGCTGGAACATGTGCCGGATTTTTATGAACGGCTGCGGGGAAGTTACGACGAGAATTTCTATCGCCAGGAAGTTCTTGGCGACTATCTCAACGTGCGCGGCGGCCTGGTGTACTACGCCTTTAACCGCGACAACAATGTGCAGGCGGTGGAAGCGGACAAGTCGCGTCCGGTGATCTGGGCAGTGGATTTCAACGTGGATCCGATGTGTTCGGTAGTGGCGCAACTGGGGCGCGACGGCGAAGTGAAAGTGCTGGATGAGATCGTGCTGCGGCGGGCCACGACCCGGCAGGCGTGCGAAGAATTCGATAAACGCTTCGGGGCCCCGGAGTCAGGCGTGGTGGTTTATGGGGACGCCTCGGGGGGATCGATGCAGACGACGGGATATTCGGACTACAAAGTCATCCGCGACTATTTCGCATCGCGCAAGGCAAAGACGGATTACCGGGTGCCGAAAGCAAACCCGCCGGTGCGGGAGCGGGTGGGGATGGTGAACACAAAACTTTGTAATGCCGAGGGCGACATTTCGCTGTATGTGGATCCGCGGTGCAGAGAACTGATCGACGACTTCGAGCAGGTTTCATATCGAGAGGAGTCGACGCAGATCGACAAGGAAAAAGATCGAAAGCGGACCCACTTATCGGACGCACTCGGGTATCTGATCTGGCAGGAAGGCCGGGGTGGTCCGGTCGGAGAACGCGGGGAGCCACTGTTTTGATGACAAATCAGCATATCGAGCAGGAACATCCGGACTATACCGCGAAGTCGCGTATGTGGCGGCGTTACCGCGATCTGTATGCGGGCGGCGAACAATTCCGCGAGCATGCGATTGAGTATCTTGTACCGCGGCACAAGGAGCCGCGGGATATTTACGCGGAGCGGCTGGCGCGCGTGTATTACGAGAACTATCTGGGGTCGATCGTCGACTGGTACGCAGCGACTCTGGTACGGCAGGAACCGGTGATCGAGTTCGCGGGGACGAACGACCGGGCAAAGGAGTTTTTCGCGCGATTTGTGGATAATTGCGACCTGCGGGGAACGACGCTGACGCAGTTTTTCAAGCAACAGATTACGGAGGCGCTGGTTTGCGGGAAGTCGTATATCGCAGTCGATTTTCCGCGGGCGGACGGCCCGGCACGGTCGCGGGCGGACGAGGACGCCTCGGGACGAAGCCGCGCTTACCTGGTAAGTTACAACGCCGATGAGCTGATCAACTGGAGCCACAGCGACCAGGGCGAGCTCGACTGGGTGGTAATCCGGACTTCGTGCCTGAAGCAGGACAGCGTAAAGTCTTACGGATGGAAAAGAGAGACGCGCTGGATTTATTACGACCGCGAAAATTTTGAAATTTACGAGCGGCGCGAAGGCAGTCCGACAAACACGATTGACCTGGTGGACAGCGGGCGGCACGGGTTCGCCGGAATCGGGCGGGTACCGGTGTTTGAAGTGCGAGTGAGCGAGGGATTGTGGCTGACTAATAAAATCGCGCTGCTTCAACTGGAGCACTTCAACAAGTCAAACGCGCTGGGATGGGCGCTGACGATGGGGTTATTCGCGATGCCGATCATCTACTCGGATCGGGAATTCAACCAGGTCGCCGGGGAGAGCTATTACTTTCAGCTCGGGCCGGAAGACAGATTCGGCTGGGCGGAACCGGAAGGCAAGGTGTATCAAATCGCGGCAGACAATCTTACGCGGCTGAAAGACGAAATCTACCGGGTCTCCTACTTGCTGCAACAGGCGGGGGACGCAAGCGGGGCGCAGGAATCGGGATTGAGCAAGCAGTGGGATTTCAGCGTTACCCAGGAGATTCTGCGCGCCTACGGAGACACGGTGAAGGGATCGATACAGAACGTATTGGGTGCGATCGCGGCGGCGCGGCAGGACGGCCTGGCGGTAAGCGTGAGTGGACTGGACGAATTCGACATAACAGATTTCAGCGCGGACGCCGCCGATGCGCAGAGTCTGCTGAATCTGGGGATTGAGTCGCCGACGCTGAAGCGGCAGGTCTTCAAACGCGTAGCGCTGAAGTACCTGTGCGATGCGCGCCAGAACATCAAGAACCAGATCGTGGCAGAGATCGACAAGGCGGGATCGGAGCCTCAATGAAGGTGGAGGAAGTAATGGACGAAGCAGTGAATGTACAGGGGATCGTGCAGCAGGCGGTCGACGAATACATGCGGCAGGACGTGGCGCGGCGCGAGCCTGCGTACAAAACAGAACTGCACGAAGAACGGCGGCGGCGGGAGCAACTCGAGAAGCGGGTAAACGAACTTGTGGAAGAGAACAAGCGCAGCCGGGCCGTGGCGGACGAAGCGCAGCGAAGCGGCAGTATCCGGACCGAGCTGCAGAAGCTGGGCGTGGCGAAAGTGGACTTGGCTTACAAAGCGGTGCAGGACGAAATCGTGCGCAGCGAGGATGGACGTCTCGTGGCACGAGGGGAGGGCGGGGAACAGCCGCTCGGCGATTTCCTGGCGGAGTTCGTTCAGGAAAATCCGGAATTTCTGCCGGCGCGGATCGCCGGAGGGACAGGAGTAACGGGAACGCAGAAAGCCCCGACTCAGGTCGGCGGCGGCCCGATTGATCTGGACAAGATCAGCCCGTCGATGAGCAAGGAAGAACTGGATCGGGTCAGGCTGGAAATTTTACGAGTAGCGTCTCAAACGCTGCGGTGAGGCCGGTTGATAGTTAGAGAAAAAGGAGAAAAATGCCAGCAATTACGTCAGCAAATGTAGCAAACGCGATCGTCAAACTGGTCGCGGCAGACGCTCTGCCCGCACTGGTGGGAAACCTTGTGATGGGTAACCTTGTGAATCGCGATTATGAGCCGGTCCTGGCGCAGGCGGGCGACACGGTAAACGTGCCGATCGCGCCGCAGCTTGTGGCCAATAACATCGCCGAGGGAAACGCGGTGCAGTTACAGGCGGTGAATCTCGGCAATGCCCAGATCGTGCTGAATGTTCATGCCGAAGCCAGCTTCCAGATACCGGATGTGACCAAGGTACTGGCGGTGCCCGATCTGTTGAAAGTTTATATGCAGCCCGCAGTGGTCGCGATTGCGGAAAGGATCGAGGGGGACCTCCTGAATCTGTATGCGGGTTTTTCGGCCAATACGCCGTTGGGCACGGCTGGCACGCCAGTGACGGAAGCAGTGATCGACGCGGCGGAAACTGCCTTGTTCCAGGCACAGGTGCCAAGCTCCGAGCCAAAGTATCTGGTGGTGGACAGTAACACTTATTCGGCAATGCGTCAGATACCGCGTTTCAGCGAATTTCAAAAGGCGGGCGATGCCGGATTGCGGGCCCTGATCGACGGTACGTTCGGAAAGATCAAGGATTTTTACGTTTTTCGCTCGCAATATGTGCAGAAGACCGGCACTACTCCTTTGAACACGCACAATCTCGCGTTTTGCAAGGACGCGATCGGTCTGGTGGTTCGCCGCCTGCCGCAGCCGCTGCCGGGCACGGGCGCCATCGCGGAATATGCCGAACTGGGTAACTTCGGTATGCGGGTAACGATGAGTTACCAGCCGAATACGCTGGCACAGCAGTTCACGGTTGACGTGCTCTATGGCTGTGGGATTCTGCGGAACCAGTTTGCGGTGCAGCTGAACAGTTAAACATACGACTAAGCGCCGCGGCGGGGGCCAGTCGGGGTCCCCGCATTTTTTGAAGGCTGACAGGGAGGATGCGATGGATCTGAGAAGTTACTACAAGAAAGTCCGGGACGCCGAGGCCACGCTGCCGGAAGGGCATGTCGTGATGGTCAGTCTGGCGACCTCGGAGGGGGGCAGGGAAGGGGTGCGAACCGAAGCTTCGCGGGCAAATGCGGCAAAGCTTTTAGCGGAAGGAAGGTCGCGAGTCGCAACCAGCGAGGAAGCGAACGAGTTCCACGAAACCAATCGCGAGGCAAGATCGAAATATGAACAGGAAGAGGCGGCGCGGCGAGTACAGGTGATGCTGATGCCGGCACAGGAAGTCAGGAAGACGAAAGAACGGAGCTGAATATGGCGTTGTTCGTGGACGGGCCGGTTTGTACGATCGAGGATCTGACGGACCAGGATTCCGGGCTGCTGGGTATCGCGCAGACTAACGGCATCAACGTCGCGACGAAGCTGCGGCTGGCCCAGGAGGAGATCGGGACGGAACTCCAGCTATGGCTGGATAAACCGAAGCCGAGCGCCGGGATGCTGTGGGGGCCGCCGGCACTGCGAGTCGGGCAGATCGTTGCGACGGCGCCACTAAGGCGATGGGAAACGATGCGCAGTCTGGCGTTGGTTTACCGGGATGCTTATTTCAGCCAACTAGTCGACCGATATCAGGCAAAGTGGCAGGAGTTTAACAAGCTCGCGGGGGACGCGCGCGAAAGCTTCATCGCAATCGGGATGGGTGTGGTCGCCGATCCGCTGCCGCAGGCGCGGCCGCCGTTGCTGGCGGGAAGTCCGGCGCCGCAGAGCGGAGGCACATTCTATGCGAGTGTGGCGTGGGTGAATGCGGCGGGACAGGAAGGAGCGGCGTCGGCGGCATCGTCGATCCTGATTACGGACGGGAATCTGATGACAGTTACGGCAGTCGACCCGCCTAAGAACGCCGCGGGATTCAACATTTACGGAGGAACCGATCCCTACGCGACGACCTTGCAGAACGAGGCGGCGCTTCCTGTCGGAGTTACTTATCTGTATGTTCCGGGACACGCGTTGCAGGGACGCAGGCCGGGAGCCGGCCAGGCGCCGGATTTCATACACCCGATGGTGCGGACATGGTCGCGAGGCTGATGTTATGGCGGGTCTGAGCGGAATGCTGACGTCAGCGGTGGTTTCGAGGCTGACATCGACGGTTGACGGCGTTAATGTCAGGATGGCGGCGATCGAAACGGCCGACCCGAGTGTGCAGACGATCGGGATTCAAACGATCGTCGCACAGAACGCCAGCGTGGATATCAGCGAAAAAACGGGTCACGCGCACTATCCGGCGGTGCTGGTCTATTGCGACAAACTGTCGAATACGCTCAAGGAAAAATTCCGGCAGTTCTCCGGCAAGGCTCACATAGTGGTGGAAGTGCGGCATTCGCAGGACCAGCTGACCGCGATCGAAGCGAACCTGTCGAGTTACGTTGACAGCGTTTGCGCGCTGCTTGACGACTCGCGTGGCGACTGGGGTGGCGGAGCAGTTTACGGCGGCGGATATGAAGTGAGTTATGAGGCAGTGGCGCGGGGCGGCAAGAATTTTTTGCAGCGCGCAAAGGTAGGGTTCGACGTGGAGGTAAGTAAGTAAGCGATGGCTTATACTTTATCGATTGCTAACCGGTGGTATGTGGCTCAGGAGAGCACTTACGGACAAATGCCGACGATCTCGTCGAGTAACCGTATTCCAGCCGTAAAGCTGACGGCGCAACAGCAGCGGGATAAGAGTCAGCGCAAGGACAAGACGGGAAGCCGTACGTTTGCGGGGATACCGGCCGGGCGGCGGCTGCAGACAACGTTCGACATGACCTCTTATATGAGGGATTGGCCGGACCCCTCCACTCTGCCGTCACACGGGCCGCTGTTTGAGGCGGCGATGGGAGCCGGTGGTGTCCTTTGGAGCGGCAATGCGGCGAGCGCAGGAAGCACGACGACGAACATCGCGTTTGTTACGCCGCACGGTCTGAGCGCGGGCCATGCCGTGACGGCCGGAGGGGAGATCCGGTTTGTAGCGGCGGTGGCGAATCCGAGTACGGTGGTTTTGAACGCACCGTTTTCGGTCGCGCCCGCAGCAGGAACTCCGCTCGGCCAGACGGCGAATTACAGTCTCGCGACGCAATTACCGAGTGTGACATTGTTCGATTACTGGGATCCGTCGACGGCTGTGCAACGGGTTTTGACCGGGGCAGCGGTGGATCAGATGTCCGTGTCTCTGAACGGGGACTTCCACCAGTTTGAGTTCAAGGGAATGGCACAGGACTTAGTCGACAGCGCCTCGTTCACCGCAGGGCAGGGGGGCGCGAGCGCGTTTCCGGGCGAACCGCCCGCCAACAACTTCAGCTATTCGCCTGTACCGGGCAATCTTGGGGAAGTGTGGCTCGGGGTGGCGCCGAATCAGTTTTTGACCGTTTCCGCCGCATCTATTCAGATTCAGAACAATTTGGACATGCGGTCAAAGGAATACGGAGCAACATTGCCGCTGGCGATCGTTCCAGGCATGCGATCGGTCACGGTGGCGCTGGAGTTATTCGGTCAGGACGATGAGGCTACGACCGGTTTGTATCAGGCGGCCCGGCAACAGTCGCCGGTAAGCATGATGTTTCAGCTTGGGCAGGTTCCGGGACAGCTCATGGGAATCTATCTGCAGAGTCTGGTACCTACCGTTCCGGTGTTCGACGATTCGGACAAACGACTGCAATGGAAGTTCAGCGACACGCGCGCGCAGGGCACGGCTGAGAACGAAGTGATGGTAGCGTTCGGATGACCACCTGGAGCAGCAAAAAGATCGTCGCATCCGCGTCCCGGCCGGGCGTCGAATTCGTAGTGGCGCGGATGACTTTCGGACGGCGGCTCGAACTGATGCGACGCATCCGGGATTTGGCTGCACGGGTCGAATATTTCGAGGCTGGCCGGGACGAAACAAATGGCATGGAAGCTAGTCTGCTGGCCGCGGAAATGGACCGCCTTTACATAATCTGGGGCGTGGAGGAAATAAGGGGACTGGAACTGGACGAAGGTTCGGCGACGGTCGAAGGACTTATCGACCACGGTCCGGAGGAGTTATTCGTAGAGGCACTGGCAGCGGTCAAAGCGGAGTGCGGGTTGAGCGAGAACGAAAGAAAAAACTGATTGTCGCGTTTCATTTTGTGCATGCAAACGAATCTGTAAGACGGGGCGGGTGGAATTGCGACAGTTGCAGGCGTCACGGTCTGGAGAGAAAGCGCCGGTGCGGTTTCATAGCGGGCGAGCAACGAGGAGAGGCGCGGATCGTGTGGGGTCGTCACGGCGCGCAGGCGGAGGAATGTCCAAAGTCGCTGATCACGGCAGAGAGTCTGACACTTATCGAAGAATTTCTGGTGGGGCGACGGCTGGGGATGCAAAACAGTCTTGATATGGACGCGCGGAAAGCAGACGCATTTCTGATTCTGCAGGAAGAGATGGAGCGACAACAACAAAATGGCACAACGTAGCATCGAGGAAACCTTTCAGGCGATCCAGCCGAGCTGGTTCCAGGGAGTTCCGAGCGCGCCGACGAGTGCGATTGGAGTATCCAGCGATAACAACGATCTTTCGGAAGCCATATCGCAGGCGACACAACAGATTACTCAGTTACAGTCCACTTACCAGCAACAGGTGGCGCTGATCACGGCGAACACGCAGGCGCTGCAGGGAAATACTTCGGCACAGGGCAGTCGCTCCGCGGCGGGAACGGCGGAAAGCATGGTATCCGGAATATTGGGTGGCGGCGGGATGCTTTCGCCTCTGATATCCGGCATCGAGAGCCTGTTTGGCGGCAGCTCGCAGCCGGCACCGTTGCCATTTTATGTGCCGCCCGCGCCCGTGGCGATTAACGCGACGCTGCAGGGAGTGGCGGCGAGTACGGCCCCGGCGACGAGCGGGACGGCAAGCGCAGCGCCGCCGGCGAGCAGCGGGGGCGGCGGGAACAGTTCGACAATGGCGCCTCAGGTGACGGTCAACGTAAGTGCTATGGACAGCCAGTCATTCATGGACCGAAGCGCGGATATCGCCAGCGCGGTGCGGCAGGCGATGCTGAATCTGCATCCCATCAACGACGTGGTCGCGAGCCTGTAAGAGGTTAATACGGTGGCTACCTTTCCAACATTAAAAACGGGCGCGGTGGCGCAGTATCCGCTCAGTTACGGCGAACGGTTTGCTACGCAGGCAGTGCGATTCATGGACGGGAGCCAGCAGCGATTCCGCCTCATGGGAAATCCCCTGCGGCAATGGTCGATAAAACTGGATCAGCTCGACGACGAGGAACTAGGCGCGTTAATCGCTTTCGTGGAACAGCAGGGCAGCGCGACATTCGCGTTTACCGATCCAGTGACGGGAGCGGAGGCGGCTACCTGCGCGATTGCGGGGGAGCAGTTCGACGCCATCATGAAGGCCGAGATGAGCGGACAAACCACGGTTGAGATCGAGGAAATCGCATGAGCTGGTTTCCCCAGATCGGGGCTGGATCGATGGCGCAGTTTCCATTGCGGCGTTCGCGAAAGTGGAGAGCGATCGTGAACGATCTGGAAAGCGGCGAGCGGATTATGCTGCCGGACACAGCAGCGGGACAAGTGGAATGGCAGTTATCATACCAGGACCTGACGGATGCGGAGACAGCCACGCTCAGCAGCCTCTTCAGCAAATCGCAAGGCGGGTTCGAAACGTTCACATTCATCGACCCGATGGCGAATCTACTGGGCTGGAGCGAGAGTTTATCGCAGCCGAACTGGCAAGCGGGATTACTGCAATGCACGAGCGGCGTATCGGATCCCCTGGGCACACAGAGAGCCTGGTCGCTTGCGAACGGCAGCGCGGGAACGCAGCAGTTGCGGCAGACGCTGGGCGTGCCGGGCGCGTATGTGGCGTGTTTCAGCGCGTACTTTCGCGCCGCCACGGCTGGCACAATCACAATCAGCCGCGACAGTGTCACGATAACCACGACGATCGGTCCGGGCTGGACACGCGCATTTGTGAGCGGGCCTGGTAGCGCGGACGCGACGCAATCGACATTCTCCATTGCGGCGGGAGCAGGCCAGACGATACAAATTTTCGGGCTACAGGTGGAAGCGCAGCCGTATCCTTCTCTATACAAGCAGACAACGACGGCCCTTGGGATTTATGAAGAAACCTGGTTTGGAAACGATGTTCTGACGATTACCGGGACCAGTCCCGGTTTATCGTCGTGCAACATCGCTCTGGTGTCACGCGTGTCGGGAGACTGAAGAATGCAGAGCGCATTTACTGCGAAGGAACAGCTCAGCGCGGATACGCCGCTGTTGTTTTTCGACTGCACTCTGGTGGACGGCACGGTACGGAGCTGGAGCAGCCGTACCATTGCATGGAATGGCACTCAATATGAAGGCCGCGTCCTGAAGTACAACCAGTTCGAGGCGCAACTGGCTTCGGACACTCAGGTGGGAGGCACGCCGAAGCTGACGTTCGAACTCGCGAACGCGGATTCGCAGTTATCCGAAATCGAACAGCAGACGGGATTCAAGGGCGGCCAGCTGATCGTGCAGCTGGTGTTTTTCGATCTGGTGGCGGGCGCGGCGACGACGAACAGCGTAGTGGTTTTCCGGGGACTGATGAATCCCCCGGAACTGATTACGGAAACAAGTTTCCGGCTGAGCGCTATCAATCGTATGTCGATGCAGCGCACGATCGTACCGAATGTACGAGTGCTGCGAATGTGTCCTTGGCGTTTTCCGCTGACCCCGGCGCAACGGCTGACGGCGGTGGATGGCGGAGCGTTGCAGGGGAAATACTCGCCGTTTTATAACTGCGGATACTCGCCGGATCAGGCAAATGGCACTGGCAATCTCAACGGGAATGCGGCGTTCACGACGTGCGCTTATTCGCGGTCGGATTGCGAACAGCGCGGAATGTTTACGGTAGATACGAGCGGCCGGACGACGGGACGCTTCGGAGGCATCGAGTATGTGCCACCGACGATTACTGTCCGCGGGGCAGGGCAGAAGAGTTCGCAACTTTCCGCGGTGCAGGACAATACGGCGGCTTACAACGACTTTGTACCTCTGGTATACGGAACGCAGTGGACCATGCCGGATGTGGTGTTCTCGCGGAACGACGGGAACCTGACGCGAATGGAAGTTCTGCTTGGAATGGGTGAGATCGGGGCCCTCCTGATGGTTCTGGTCAACGACATCGAAATTCCAAAGGGCGTAAGTGGCATCAACATGACCAAGACGGGCTGGTACAACCTGGTCAGCGCGGGAACGAGAAACGGGCAGCAGGACGGAAACTTCACCGATGGCAACGGCGTTGCGCAGGGCGACCCGTATGGCAGCATGGCCTACCTTTCGGTGGTGGTGCCAAACCGGATCAACGACGGCACCAGCATTCCGGAGATTCAGGTTCTGATGCAGGGTCTGAAGCTGTGGCAATTCGATACGATCGGCAATTCACTCGGGGAGCAGTTTTCGACCAATCCGGCGTGGGTTCTGCTGGATGTTCTCATGCGCTGCGGTTACACGCTGGCCGAGATCAATCTGCCGAGCTTTGCCAAGGCCGCGGCTTACTCGGAACAACTGCTCAGCGTCAACGATCCCACCGGCGGCGCGGTTCAAACGCCGAGATTCCAGTGCAATTTTGCGTTAAGTTACAGCCGAAGCGCGGGCGACCTGATGCGGTCGATCCGGAACGGGTCGCGGATTTATCTGGTGCTGAACACAGCCGGACTAATCGAGGCGCGCATAGAAAACACCTTTGCTTTGCAGCAGCCGGTTCTACCGGCGAACAGTAACTCACAAAATCAGTTCAACGGCGGCTGGCCCGCATACGAATTCGACGCTACTTCGCTTGCCCGGAAGAGCGACGGAAGCGCCAGTGTCTCGCTGTCGTCAAAGGGTGCGCAGGACACGCCGAACTTTCTGTCGATCGAGTTTCAGGACGCGTTCAATCAATTCCAGCAGGACAGCCTGTCGCTTGCCGATGAAGCCGATGAGGATTTGTGCTTACAGCAGGTTGCACTGACATGGGATGCCGTTGGGATTTCAACGTTCGATCAGGCATCGCGGATGCTTCTGCTGGGATTGAACCGGGCCATCTCAGGCAATTTGTTCATCGAGTTCGAAACGAGCGTCAAAGCGGTGGGGTTGATGCCCGGCGATCTTATCACCGTTTCCTATCTGAAAGAGAACCTGCAGCGGACACCGTTCCGGATCACGAAGATTACGCCGGGCGCGAGTTTCCGGACGGCGCTTATCACTGCGCAGTTGCACGACGACGCATGGTACTCGGACACAGCGACGGGAATTACAGGCGGCCTTGGGACGCAGACGGGGCAGGGCTCCGGCTTACCGGAGCCGGTGTGCGGAACGGTGGTGGATGCGTACGGTAATCTGCAACTGGGGATCCTGGAAAGTGAAGTCGCGGGGAGTAACGGATCGCTGAACGTTGCGCTGGCCGTGGCTTTCGTAGAGCCGAACGGTCTGATCGGGACGCTGGCGGCGCCTCTGATCGGACTGGGACCGGTGGTCAGCGTAACAGGCGGAACGCTGGCCGGCGGCGTTAATTATTTTTACGCCGTTAGCGCGGTGGACAGTGGCGGTGGCGAAAGCTTGCTCTCGTTCGTTGCGCAGGCGACGACGGCGGCCGGCGGTAATACCAACTCGGTGACACTGGACGGGATCGGGCTTCCGGTGGGCGCGCAGAGTTTTCATGTGTATCGGGGCGCAGTGCCGCAGTTGTTGTTCCGGATCGCGTCCAGTCAGGCACTCGCTCCTTCCTTCATCGATTCAGGACTACCTCCGCTGCCGGTATTGCCGCCCGATCCGCAGTTCGATCATGTGAACGTCGACTGGCGGTGGGAACTTCTGCCGGAAACGGCGGCGGCAGAGCAGTCGGCTACGACCATCGGGAATCCGGTGCTGCAATTGATCGTTAACAAGTACCAGGCGGCAGTCGTGCGAATTACCAGAGGCACCGGCGCCGGACAGGAATACGCAATCGCCAGTAACACCGCGACGGCTCTGACGATCGACGGCACATGGGCGACGCAGCCCGACGCTACGAGTTTCTTCACGGTGGCAGAGAACGCGTGGCGGCCCGGCTCCGGCGGCAGTACAAGCCCGATTACGATCGAGGTGCCGGAACGGATTGGCGCGGGTGTACAGATATCGGCGTTGGCGGCGAATGCGGCCGACGAAGAAGCCGCTTACGATCTCTCACCGGTGACTAGGTGGGTTTTGGGGCAATCGGGCGGCCTGGCCTCGGACGCCAGTGTGCCGCCCGCGCCGGTATTCGGTGTGGTGGTTTCACCGACCATGGGCGGCGTCTTGGAACTGTCGGCCATCGGGTTCAGCACCTTTCTTAATACGACCAGCATCGTCGCCGGGACATTTACGTTCCACTATTACGACGAGATCAACGGGGCCGAGCCCTTCACTCTCGCGGCGCCTATTGCCGCTACGGACACGAGTGCGGCATTGGGCAGCGCCTTCGCGCAGGGTACGTTTGTGCAGATCGACCAGGAGATCCTCGAGGTGACTGGAACGAACACGGATGGTGGTCTGGCGATCGCGCGCGGCATGCATGGCACCACGGCGGCAGTTCACATCACGGGAGCACTGGCTTATTCGTTGACCGACAAAGTCGCGATCGTTCCTTTTGTCCCGAACTTTTTTGGCAGCCAGGCGAGCGGCGACTGGAAGTACGACCTCGATCTGCCCAACGTGCGCCTGGCCAGCGTGGAACTCTATATGACCAACTCACTGGGGGCCGGGGCCGGT